CGCACCAGTGTTTGCAGTTGTCGCGCCCACCGTTCCGTTGATGTTGATGCTGGCCGTGCCCGTCAGGTTAGTGACGGTGCCGCTAGAAGGTGTGCCGAGAGCGCCGCCGTTGACCACAAACGCACCCGCAGAACCTGTATTAACTCCCAGAGCAGTAACAACACCTGTTCCCGTAGTTGTTGTAGAAGGAGCTGCTCCTGCACCACCACCTATTACAATAGCACTAGCAGCAAGCGCAGCAGATGTTGCCCAAGTAGAGGTACTAGAAAAGTAAGGAACACCACCAGAAGTACCAGCAACCGTTAAAGCCAGAGTGCCGGATGTGGTGATCGGTGAGCCAGCAACCGAGATCAAGCCGCCGGTAAATGACTGCGCTACACTGGTAACGGTGCCGCTGCCCTTGCCGTTAAACGTATTCCAGTCCGTACTGGTCAAATATCCGTTGACCGACGTAGTAGCAGCAGCCATTGAGATTGCAGGTGTAGCACCACCAGACGACACAACAGGGGCAGAACCTGTAACAGAAGTAACAGTGCCTGAGCCTTTGCTATTAAAGGTTGTCCAATCAGCAGCACTTAAAGCACCCCGATTAGAAGCAGAAGCAGTTGGTACTTGAAGCGTAATAACTGGGGTAGTTGTACCATTAGCAACAGTACTAGACAGGTCTGTACCAGTTGTACCAAGAGTAATAGCAGCTACACTGGTAACAGTGCCAGATCCTTTATTATTAAAAGTAGTCCAGTCTGTACTGGTTAAATAACCATTTACTGATGTTGTAGCAGCCGCCATGCTAATGACAGGGGTTGTACCACCAGAACTAGCAACAGGAGCAGTACCAGTAACGCTAGTTATGGTGCCCCCAGATCCTGTAGCTGACAGAGTACCCGTAGTAAAAGAAACACCAGTACCAATAGTGACGTTAGAAAATCCTCCAGAGCCATTACCGTACAGAATAGATGTTCCACTAGTAGCTGGAGCATAGTCAGTACCAGAAGTAGCAGCACTGATAGCCGTACCGTTACCCTTTAGAAGCCCTGTAATGCTTGTAGAAAGGGTTATGACGGGTGTGGAGGTGGCAGTAGCCACAGTACCAGCAAAGCCGTTAGAAGTGGCTACAGAGACCGTTGTAACGGTACCTAGGTTTGTAAGCTGAGTAGCTGTAAGGTGATAATACTGGTTAGCAGTACCGCCTTGGATAGTCTGTAGATTGTTGTGGTTCCTAGTAACAATATCTGTAATGTTACTACCATCAAAGTTGAGTGAGGCCCAAGAAATAACTCCTTGGGCTGTACCAACAATGACGTTCCTAATAGAATTAAACCACTCTCTCCAAACATGGGAGTTTGGTTCAATCGGTTCCTTAGGAATAGGCGGTAAGAGCTGTGCCATTACTGATTTTCTCTCATTCTTTCACGTTCTCTGTATTTTTCACGTTGTTCACGTACTGCTTCATAACGTTCTTTACGAGCTATCTTACGCTGTTCTACGGTTTTCCCATAGACAGGCAACCCAATTGTTCCTAGTAACGCTCTCTTAGTTCCCTCCCCCTCTGGTGCAGACATAGCAGCAGAGATTTGGAAAGGCAAAGCTTGCTTACCAATAGCAATAGCGCGGTTAGTTAGAGAAGGATCAACTAATTTGGGAGCACTTGGGCTTGCATACTCACTACCTGTTAGCCCAATAACAGCAGATTTGGGCACAAATCCCAGCTTATTGCTTAAGGTTTTAGTTGGGTCAGCTAACCAATGATAGGGTTCCATAGCGTGCTTCATGGCTTGCATACTAGTTCCATCAGGCCATTCAATACGAGTTGGATCTTTGTTCTCCCAAATAGGACGGTTTGCTGTAATTAGATTGATGCCATTAATCAAAGTCAAATAAGTCAAAGCAGTTTTAAACTGATACAACCTAGCGTAATCAGCTTGGGTACTAGGTGTACCCATCCCCTTGACTCCCTCTATGGGGTGCCATTTAGTGGGATTAAACCCCTTAGGAAGAGCTGAGGTAAAGGCTTTGATTGTTGAGATAGTCCAGTCAGGAGCAAACAACATTATCTGTAAAGCTTTACGTCCTTCTGGAGAATACGCAGCCATAGCCATACGTTTGCCAAACTCTGTTTCAGCACTACGGGCTTCTTGAAACCAGTTTAATCCACCAAAAGATTTATTAATGAAACTTGTTATTTCTTTACGAGAAGCAGCTTCATCAAAAGGAACACCATCTTTAGTTGCTTGTTCTCTAGCCTTAGTTAGGTAGGCTTCAGCAGTCATTAGCTTGCCGCCAGTGTGCAGGTAGTCCCAAGTAACTTTATCAAAAACGCCTAAGGTGTATTTCTCAGTAGCAGTAAGTGCTGATTCTAGTATGTGTGTTTTAGGGCCAAACTTAGAGATCATACTGTCAGCAAACTTACCTGCATTAGCAATCACTCCCTTAGAAACATCGCCAGGTGTTTCAAGAACCAGCCCACCACGTTGCCATTTGTCTACACTACTGCCTAACCCACCTTCTTTAAACTCATTGACTGCTTTTCTAATTCCAGATAATTCTGTTCCTAGTGACTTGTCAGTTATACCAAGAGCAATCTCTTTTATTGGCGTAACTATAGGAGTATGGGTGCTGTTAAGCACTTCCATAAGACTTTTTGCGTGGAACAAAGAAGCTATAACATTTAAACGTTTAGTTATTTGAGAAACATTGTAGAGAGCATTTAAGATCATCCCGCCTTTAGCTTCAAAAGCAAACTTAAGGGCAGGAGCAAGGTCAGGGTGTACTGCAAAGCCAGCAAACTGTCGATCATCAATTGTTGTCCAACCACGAGGCAGGGGGTCTTCTTCAGTAATTCTACGTACTAAAGACTCTCCCTTTACATTTCTAATTTGACGAACACTATCAACAAGCTTCTTGTTCTCAATGGCTTTCTCCATTGAAGATGCGTATTGTTTATAAATTTCTGCAATATCTTTAGTCTTAACTTCTAACCTAAAGTCAGACTTACCCGCCGCTTCTATACGTTCATTTATGTATTTTAGGGCCAGATCTAATTGATGAAAGGTTTCTACAGTACGTTCTTTACCAAACCTGCTTTCTGGCGTCATGCCGCTTGGTTCACCTTCAAACTTCTTACCAAATACATCAGCAAGAAATGTATCCAAAGCTCCTTTGGGCAAGTCTTTCCAGTTAACAATGTGAGTAACGTAGTTCTCAAGAAGTCCTTTAACAACCCCTTCTTTTAAAGCGCGTTCTCCAATGTCTTTCATCCAGCCAGTATATTTATCCGCTGCTTCTTTAGCAGCACCTGTAAGAGACTTTGTATTCTTAGCATCAATAGCTATAGAAACTTGTTCCCTAGCAACAGCATCAGGTACTAAAGCCTTGAGGTCGTTACTGTTATTAATAACAATCCTCTCATCAGCCATCTTGTTATTAATGTTGATCTCTACAAAATCCTCAACCTCTTTAACAGGATTAAGCCAAGTATCTCTATAGGTTTCATAGTCAGTAAAGAATTTACGAGCAGCATCAGCACCTTCAGCAGCATAGAGTTCTTTACCTTTAATTTTAAGGTCTGCTTCGTCAACTACATTGCGCGGATCATAGCGTTTGGGGCCTACAGCAGAAGTAGGTGCACCGGGTGCGTCAGTACTTCTAGAAGCTAGTGTTAATTTAGGATTACCTTTTTCATTAGAAACAAAAGAGTCTTTATTAAATATTAAAAAATCATCTTTACCACTGCCACCAGTCCACTGGCTATACTCATAATCAGATTTCCAACCTTCTTCAGAATACTTAAACCTTACACCATCATAACCATTATTTTTAGCACCACTAATAAAGTCACTTACGCTATCTTTCTCAAGTCCAGCTTTTTTTGCAGCATCTATGGAGTCTATAGTTAGTATATTTAAATTAGGCTCTAAAGTTGCTTTTACACGACTCATTCCAGTACGTTCTTTACCGTGAAATGCCCACTGTACTATGTCTTTAGTAAAGTAATAGGTTCCTTCTGGCCCCATTTTCCCACTGGAGTCGTTTCCAAAAGAAAATTTAGGGGGCTTGGTTGTGTCTAAGCCGCCTTCTAATATAGAAGGTATGTTTTCTTCTGGTGTGTAATGAACTACTTCGTTTTCTTTTAATTCAGAAAATAATTTTCTATTTTTATTTTCTAATAACTCGTTTTTAATTCTTTTGTATTCAAAAAGACTTTCTGTTTTAAGTCGATCAAGATCAGATTTTAATTCTTTATCGTTAACAATAGTGCCGTAATCATTAGTGTGATTATTTATTATTTTTTGTTCTCTGTCTTTACTCCAAGTTTTTAATTTAGCATAAGCTTCTTTAATTATGCCCGTATCACCAATAGATTCAAAAGGAGCTGAGCCTTTAGAAGGCAAGCTTCTGCCATCTAACTCACTTCTAGTAAAGTTTTCAGATTCTTTTAAAAGAGTCTCTGTGTGTCCTAACACATCATCTAATGCAGTACGATCTTTTCTAGGAACTCCAAGACCATCATAGATGCTGTTCTTAAGGTCTTTCCATAAGTTACTAGCAACTCCATTAGAACCGTCTGATTTAAACTCAGACAAGAACTGTTTAAAGTTATGGTTACTTAGTGCTTCAGAAACAAATTCATGAACATCAGTTAGTCCGTAGCGCCTATTTTTATAACTAAACTCGTTTAATTCAAAAGGCGTAGCATTAGGATTATCTATAAGGTGTTGTTTTAGTGCAGTTTGGTATTCACCTTCTCCAATATCTTCAAACTTTTTAAATATTTTAATTAGTTCTTTTGCAGCCTCAGATGTTTTGTTATAAAGAAGACGTTGTGCTCCAGCATGAACTGCTTCATGAATAAAAGTACCTAGCCCGCCACCTTCATATAGCCGAGTTTCATGAGATTTACTGGCTCCTCCGCTGATGTATTGACCAAGAGCAGGTCTTCCATCTATAAGTTTGGCTTCACTGCTTATAGAAAGATCTGCATCACGGATATACTTTGATTGCCCTAAAACCCTAAGCGTTAGTTGGACAGTCTTGCTGCCAACTCCTTCTTTTAGCAAACGATCTATACCCTCACCAATAGTTTTAGCTCCTGCTAAAACATCATGAGTTTCTTGCCAAGTAGCTTTTTGTTTGTCTTTAATTATTAGTTCTGGAACTTCTTTGCTAGCTTCAGCTAGTTTTGTTTTCTCAGCAGCTAGAGCACTATTGGCAGCAATAAGATCTTCTTGAGACATAGAAGCAGCAGCACTATCCAGCTTTTGCTCTTTGTCTAATAGGCTAAGTTTGTAGTTTTCTACGTCTTCAAAGAAATTACTTCTGCTGTCGTTACGTATTCCTAGTTCTTGGGCAACAGACTTAGATTCTTCTTTGGGCTTAAGCGCATCCATGCGCTCAGGGCCAAAGTCAGTAGAATGAAATCCTTCTTTAGGATCAACGCCCTTTGTAAGCAAATCAGAGTGCTGGTTCTCAGCAATAATCTTAGCTTCTTGGGGAGTAACAAAAGTATTGTCTTCTGTTAAGTAGCCTCGTTCTAACCTAGGATCTGTTTTAAGAAAATCATCATGACCTTTTCCTTGGGGAATAATGGTGTCATTGTTACCAGTATCTTTAAAAGCAGCTTCTTTAAGCCTCTTACCTGGATCTGTAGATAGTTCTGCCTCACGTAGATTAGCGTCAATACGACCAGTCGCCTCTGTCCTAGTGGGGGCAGGAGGCTCTGGTGGCTTAGGAGTAATACCTGGTGAAGCTACTTCAGGCTCAGGGTCTCTAGGCCCAATACCCATCTCAACAGGTTGACGACTCCCAGGAACAAGCCGTTCTCCAGCACGAAAAGCTGCACTACCTAAAGGATTAAACCCTGGAAGAGCAGCACCAACAGCAGTAGCAGCAGCGGCTTCTGTCCAATCTATGTGGTCTTTAGTCATAGCTTGTTGTGCTACGTTTATTCCACCACCTAGTCCAGCACTAACTCCACGTTGAACTACAGGCTTAGTAAAGACTTTGCCCGCTATTTCAGGTAGAGCTTTAGGACTCATACCTACAGAGCTGCCTACTATGTTACCTATTCCATAGGCAGTAGGATGTTGTGCTTGAGCAAGCTTGTTTTTAGCGTATCCTTCTGGATCTACAATCTTGTAAAGCATGTCTTGTGCTATAGAAGCTACACCGCCGCCTATTCCTGCACCAGCAAACCCACCAAGAAGAGCTACTCCACCACCAACAGCAGCTTTAGCTAGTGGATGTGGTACAGGAAACGCAGCAGCAGCCCTCAGTGCGTAGGGGGCAGAGGCTTTCATCCCAGCACCAAATCCAGCTAAACCAGTTAGCCCAGGGACAACTCCAGTAGCAGCACCACTTCCAAAAGCAGATAAAGCTCCTGCGTCTGTGTTACTAGTAACAGTAGGGTCGTCTATAGGACGAGCAGTAGATAGATCAAATCCCCCCGCGCTACTAGGGCGAGATTCATCAATGGGCCTAGCAGTAGAGAGATCAAAGGCCATTATCTTGTTATCTCTTTAAATTGTTTGCCATCAGGACTTACCCAAGCTCTGTTTCCCTTACCGTCTTGTCGTACTACCCAATCTCTAGGCACATCGGCAGGACGTATTAACCCAGAAGTAGCAGGAGCAGTAGGTGCTGCTACATTAGGAGAAGCGGGACGAGTATCAAAAGTATTTCTGCCTTCTGGCGTAAAGGAAGCAGGAGGCGCATCGTTTGTTTTTGGTTCTGAAGTTTTGTCTTTACCACCATCTTTACGTAAGTTCTTAAGAGCTTCTGCTTCTTCTTTTGCGTATTTTTCTTGTCGCTCTTTAAGTATAGTTTTTCTGTCAAGCAGCTCTTTTCTAGCCTCAGCATTGGGGTCGGCTACTACTTTGCTACTAAGCCATTCAGTTGTAGTAGGTTTAGGGGGAAGTTTTGCTAGCTCACGATCTACGTCCCTAATGTCGTCAGTAATGTATTCTAGTTGCCTACGAGCACTTGCTAACATGTTTGTATCTAAGCGTACTGCTGCTCTATCATCTCCGCTAGTTCGAGCAGCACCTCGTTGACTAAGTAGAGCTTCAAATCTACGGGTATTTAACTTATCTTTTTTTTCATCTTCAATGATTTTTGCAGCTAATTTTGCTTCTTCAACAGCTATTTTTTCTTGTTCGTGTGTTCTTAATTTTTTAGTTAGACCAGCTTGCCAAGCAGTATAGGCTGCTGGGCTAATAGCAATAGCTTGTTTACCTTGTTCTCTAAAACTTTCAAGTTGTTCCGGGGGCAGCAACTTTAATTTAATTCCACTATTTATAGCAGAATCTAAATCACTACCATCAGGAGCTAGAGTTTTTAAAAGAGTGCCCAAAGTTTCTAACTTTCTTTGTCCTATCTTATAAGTATTAACTTCAGCTTGTGCTTCATGCTGAGTTGCTCTTTCACCATCAGCACTAAATTTCCTGCCCAAATCAAAGTTACCTTGCCCGTAAGCAATCTGAGATAGTTTTAAGGCTTGCTCAGAAATGGGTCGTGTACTATCAAGCCCGCCAGACTTAACCATTTGCTCTACAGCAGTCTTAAACTGAGTGTTACTTTGCTCTTCACTTAAGAGTGCTCTTAACTGTAAAGCAGCAGTTGCTTGAGTAGTCTTTCCAGTCTCAAGAGTTTGTTGTAATTTCTGTGTTTCAAGAGGTATGCGCTCTAACTCTGCTTGAGCACGATAGGGATTTAGATCTAGATTGAGGGCAGCTTTTTGTCCTTGCTCAATCTCTGTCATTAACATTGGCATAGTAGTAATTCCTTTAAATTAGGTTGCGCCTCAGAAACCAAATTCTTGTAAAGACCAACCTCCACTGTCACTAATGGTGTTATTAGGAACACTGCCACTATAAGCAGGCATATCTGACCAAGGCACACCACCAGGAAATGCTCCTTGAAATCCAGGAGTAGCTGGAGTACTCCAACCAGAATTATTTGGGGCAGTTGGGGCGACTTTCATAATTTTGTCCATAGTGCCTATGCCCTGATTAATAGCGCTCCATCCCTCTGTTGCGGCCTTAGCAGCAGCAGCTTGAGCACTTAGAGCTGCTTGACCACCTACACCAGGAGCTTGAGTAGCCCCAGCTAGCCCAGACAACTGCTTAACATAGTCATTGTATGAGCCTAAGGCATACTCTTGTCCATACTTCATGCGGGCAATATCAGCACCACCAGAAGCAGAGCCTCTACCATCGGGGGTATATGATCCCATACCCCTAGCTGCTAACTTTCTGTCTATTGCTTGTTCGCCTTGTTGCCGTTGGAACTGATACCCAGGTTGGGACATAGCTAAAGAAGGATTAGCCATTACAGCATTAAGTTGGTTTACATACTGTTGTCTAGAAGATGAAAAGGGATCAGCCATAGCTCTAGCTTGCTCTGGAGACATAGCCTTATTAGCAGTAGAGATTCCACTCAATATCTGCCCAGCAGATAAGGCAGATCTAATGGGATTGTCTGTTATTCCCTTTGTAAATTTATCAAACGTCCATTCAGAAGCCGGATCAGCAACCAAATTAGAACTCTTAGGAAAAGCACTTTCATACCACTTAGATGTAAAGTCGTTAATGTCGGCAGGCAGCGCACTTTCTACGCCTGCGGTTACTGCGGCCTCTGCAACTGCTCCAGTAGTAGCATCTATTACTGCTCCTGTAGCAGCATCTACTATTGCTCCAGTAGCTGCATCAACAGCAAGGCCTTCTACAAGTGCCCCAGTAGCTGCATCCATAACTAGGCCAGTAGCAGCATCAGCAATAAATGCTTCAGCAATAAATGTTTCGCCTATAACTTCAAAAACAGTAGCAGCGGCTGAAATCGCCATGTCAATCTCCTAAAAATTTTCCCATAATGATTTCTTCTTGTATGTACCCCATACGAATCAAAATAGGACTAAAATTATTTTTTGGCTTAATGTGCCAAATGACTCTATTAACACCCATATTTTTTAAGAGTCGTTCTGATTCTTGAATAAGTTTAATACCAGCTCTGCCCTTACGAAATGCTTTAGTAAGAAACAATACGTCGTTACTGGCTACTAGACAAGTAGTGTAGTGCAGATGCCTACTAAGAAAAAATATTGAATATCCAATAAGTTTTTCTTTATCTCTACAAGCCACTATAACTAAAGCTTTATTTTTTTCTAATAGTTGATATTTACTGAAGTCGGGCTTTAAAGGCACTTTGTCTTTATAGTTGGCTACTTCTTGCCAATGGGTTTCTAACAAAGGTTTTATGTCTTCAATAATATCTGCATAAGTTTCTTTAGCATAAGTAATAGTCATAGTTAACTTTGTTGAGCAGCTACAGCTTCTAGTTGAGGATCAGAGGCTTGTTCGCCAGCTTGTACAGACATTTCAAAGTCAGATAAACGTAGTGGTATGTCTGCTGTAACTAAAAACTGATACGCCCTATACCTAGACTGACCTAACTGCCAAATAATACTTCTGGGGTCATTCAAAGCTATTGATCTAACCGCAGAGAAGTTGTTGTAGTCATTAGCAGAAAAGTTAACACTCATTGTCCCACTTACCTTATCGCCAATTACTTCTCCAGATTCAAAAAACTTTCTGTGTCTAGTTCCAGCATCTAAGTTATTAGTAACAACTCGCCAATAAATGGGCTGTGAATTATCTGAGTAGGTATTAGTGTCTACTTTATATAGAGCGCCACTAGTTGAATCTACTCCATAGGTTCCCACAAAGAATTCAGTTGCTGTCCACACTTTATACGCATGTTCAGCTCCACTATAGTATGAAGTCCACTCATACCAGATTTTTTGGTCTGTATCATAAACAAAAGTTTTATCTAGATTAGGCAAAGTCATCACATAAAATGTGTGACCAGCTATCCTAAAAGCAAATGCTTGAATCTCAGTATCAGTGTCAGCGTTAAGATACTTCTCTATGTATTGGTCTGAAATCTTTTCAGGAGTAAACCCATCTAGTTTATATACAGACTTTCCATAGGTTTTTGATTTGCCAACATAAATAACACTTTGTTGGTATTGCACCACACTATTTCCATCAGCACACCCAATCTCGTTTTTGTATGAGTCTTGTCTTAGGAAAGGGCTACCTTCAGCATTAGCTGCGTTATAGAAGAACTCGGTACTCCACGAACCATAAGCAATTATAAAGTTTAAGTGCTTAACAATAGCTACTACAGGATCTGGATCAGACTCAACAGCAACTGTGTTTAAAGGATTCCAAAGAAAAGGATCATTAGGATCAGAGTTGTATATTTGACCTAACTTAGTAGCAACTACAGTGTACCCATCTAAGAACACTGAGCCACTAGCTAAAGCTCCAGCACCAGAAGGAAAACCATTAAGAGACACTAGTGCAGTAGCACCAGAACCACCACCTACAGGGTTAATAGTGCAGGTAGGAGCTGAAACATACCCAGATCCATAATTAGTTATGGTTACTCCCGTAACTACCCCTCCGGTTGAGTCTACTGTTCCAGTAGCAGTAGTGCCGCTAGGCGGAGCACTAAAAGTGCAAGTAGGAGTAACGTACCCAGCACCACCAGTAAGAATACTTACTTCATATATTCTTCCCGCAGCTATTACTGCAAAAGCACCTTCGGCTGAAGATACATACCCGTTAGTTCCGTTGTGAAAAAACAAAAAATCATCGTTAGAAGATTCAGCAAAATAAACATTTTGCACTGTTCCTGTTACAGTTCCGCTGGCTACAGATGCAAAATTAGAATCTATGCGATAGATGGCGTTATTAATGACAATCCACAGATACCCATTAACGCATTTATATATGCCTTGTGCCTGTCCAGCAGCCATAGCAGGCGTTATTGTGGTGTTCAGCAGCCCTGGACGTTTAATGTTTTCTCGTTGGCCTTGAACAGACCCTTCAAAGTAGCAGTTAACACTTCTAGAGTCTTTGGCTGTAGAAGCTGTTCTAGAGCGTATAGGTTGAGTTAAAGGTATACGAACCATTGACATAATAGTTATCTACCAAAAGAAGTAAAGTTACGAGCATCAGGTTGAAAGAAAGTGCTCTCATTCTCAATGTCCCAGCTTGTTAGTTGGTCTTTGTATTTCTCAGCTCGCAGCATTACTTCTTGCCTGTGGTTAATAGGCAGTCCAAACTCAAGCGAAAGCTGGTCAGCTAACCCCCAAACAAGAGCTTGCATCCACTCATTAGGAAAATCTGGAACAGATGAAGCTGAAGAGATGTCGTAGATAGGTCTTTGGCAGGTCAGAATAGCTTGGTAGTTAGTTGCTGTAGAGGTATC